TGCACCCAATACAGATGAAGTTACAAGTAGAGCTTCGTTTTCTTTTGTATAGTTTGCTAATGCAGATACATCAAATCCCATTTTATTTTATTTTTATTTGTTTAATAAAGCGTTTCTAAATTTTTCAATTCTATCGTACTTCATAGAGTGAGTTGTTACGTTAGAACCAAAGTTGTTTTTTGGCTGCGCAATAGGTTCAGCGTTAGGTGTCTTAGTAAGTGCTTCTATAAGTTCAGCTACTTGACTAAAACCATTCTTAACTTTTGCCTCTAATTGTGCTACTTGTGTTTTAAGATTTTCGTTTTCAGCTACTAAGCTCAAAATTTCGTCAGCCATTTTCTCATCATACTTCTTACCCATTTCAGCAGGAGTTTCGTCAGCGATTTCCGCTTCTGCTTCTGGGGTTTCAATAGATAAGATTTTAGCGGCTTCGTCTAATACGATTTCAGTGCCGTCAGCTAATTGGTGTTCACCACTTGGAGCAGGTGTTCCGTCTGCTAGGGTAACTTGACCACCGATAGCAAGTTCGCTAATCATAACCTTTGTTCCATCCATAAGGCTATATTCTGCGAATGTAACAGGTACTTCTTCGATAGGTGCAGGGGCAGGAGCAGGTGCTTCTACTTGTGGCATATCTTCGAACAAAGCCCTAATTTGCATAATTGCATCTTTTGCGTTCATCATTCTTTTTGTTTAAATATTAATAAAAGATTTAGTTTATCATTTAACCCGTTGCAATATTTCCTTTATTGCATTCATAAGTTCTTGTTCTTTGCTTGGCTTAGTCTTGTAAGTAAATAAACCCTCTACGCTAAACCCTTTAAATTTGCCCTCTTTAACGTCGTTCCAAACACCCTCATTGTCTACCTTAAAGCTACCGAACCAGCTTCCATCAGGAGCATCTTCAAAGCCCTTCATTGGTAATATACCCCTGCTCTCGTCTGTAATAAAGCTCTCAAACATAGTAACACCTTCTACCTGTGCATCAGGAGAGTGCATTAAGTTTACGTTTGATTGGTAGCCTTTTTTGAAAAACTTTTGAGCAATCTTAAAAATAGTATCCTTAGAGAACACCACATAATAATCCCCGTAAGTAGCATCGCTGCGAAAAATAGGTACGTCAGCAAGCATAAGAGGTCCAGAAATAATGCGCTTATCTTCGCTAACCACTTCAAAGCGTTGTTGATTTTTAAAGGCATTCCAATTCTTTTGTATAGCCGGTCTATCAACTAATGCAACGTAATCTACTTCTGCATCGTCATTCATATCCTCGCTAATGTCTAATAAATAAACAGGTAAGTCCATAATCTTAAATATTAAGTGTTTTAATTTGTTATCATTTAACCGAACCTTGCCCTTTGTCTTATAGCTGCGATACGTTGTTGGTTACTCGTTACATCGTTTTCTACAACGTAAGCTCTAACGGCTTGGTTGCCTATTGCGTTGATTGTCTGGTTATCTAAGGTAGTTGTTTGTGCTTGTGGTTGTGGGGGTGCTATTGGGGCTGCTGCATTAAAGCTTGGAACACTTGGGCTGCCACCTGCTGCACCGGGAACTTTAACCGATACTATGTTTCTAACCGCAGCAAATCCAGCAGCACCTACCGCAGCGGCAGATATAAAATTAAAAGGTGGTGGCGCAGAACTTAAAGCATTGGTAATACCTTTGTAAGTGTTGATAATAGAAGCAGCAATAGCTAAGGCTTTACCCGCAACTGTTTCTTTACCTGCAATCATTGATAAGTTTGTAATAGCAGAAACTGTGGCATCTAGTGCAGCTATTTTTGCATCTGCTTCCTCTTTTGCAATTTTAGCTTTTGCGTCTTTTGCTAACCTATCATTTTTTATAGATAATTGTACTAATTCAAATTCTTTATTTGCATAATCTTCTGCATCTTTTGCACCTTGTTCAAGCAATTCTTTATCCAAAGCATCTTGCTCAGCTTTTTCTTTTGCTCTTTGTGCATTTAGAGAATCAATAGCTTTTATCCTGTCAAAAAAGAATTTAACCTCTGCATCATTTCGTCTTTGGTTTTCTTCCTCTATATCTTTTGATATTTTTTCCCTTGCTTGTTTTGCTTTATTAGCTTCCTCTTCATTCTTCTTTGCGTTTTCTTTTGAAGCAATATCTAATCTTTTTTGCTCTTGCGCATCTAAAACAGCTTGTTCAGTTTTAAGGTCTCTAAACTTTTTAAGTTCCTCTGCATTTAACCCCTCTTTTGTTTTAAGCTTTTGTCTTAAAAAGTTAAGTTCTGCTTCTCCTTGTTTTTTTGATAGCTCAAATATTTCCTTTTCCTTGCCACCTTGTGCAGTAAGTATTTTAATTCTAGCCTCAATACTTTCGTTTCCTCTCTTAGTTGTTTTTTCTAATTTATCTAATGCCCTTGATGCTTCCGATGTTACACCTACAAAGTCGGTAACTTTTGTAACTAAATCTCCAAAGAATTTACCTATTTGAGCAAGTCCAGGAAATAAATTTAAAATTGCTTTTTTAACCGCTTCAAAATTAGTTACTAATAAACCAATCCCAATAACTAATGCTCCATAACCTGTTGCTATGATTGCTCCTCTTAATGTAGTAAAAGAAGTTACTACTTGCGTTTTAATAACTGCTCCTAATTGCTTAAAGCTATCGATACTCTCTCCTACTGATTGTAAGCCTTGCGATAAAGCCATAGCGGATTGAACTTTTACAAGTGTCTTTTGCAAGTCCTCGCTTTCTTTACCGAATAAACCTACTGCACCTTGTACGGCTGCAAAGCCACCTGCTACACCGCTTAATGAAGCAGATAAAGCCTTAAACTTAGCATCTGGGTTAAACGCATCTACTAAACTCTTAGCATCTCCAATCTGGTCTTTAAGTTCTGCTGCTCTCTTTGCTGCTGCGACTGCTTGTTCAGATGTAGCACCAAACTTATCAGATAAAGTTTGTACCTCTGCCGTTGCTTGTCTTAACTGCGATTTTAAAGAGCCTAAGGCTTGTTCTGTGTTGCCGCCTACTGTTATATTTATACCTACGTTCTCTTGTGCCATTAGTATTGTGTTTCTATTACTTTAAGAAATGATAGTTTAGTAGTATTGTATTCCATAGGGTTGAAGTTCTCAACTTTATTAAGTCTAAATAATACCCCGTCTATAAATACATACTTACTAAAATCTAAGTTGAAAATGTCTATAATATCAAGTAAACCAAAGCACGTTAATAGCTTACTATCCTTGCTTGTTATCTCTGCAATATAAGGACTATGATAAGCGTTAAATACGTTTGTACTTGGATATGTGTTAGGACTAAATTGTATCTCTTTTGGTGCTCCAAAGTTTATATCGTTTGTAGGGTTAATAGGGTCATCTAAATGTCCGGCATAACCATAGCTTGTGTAAGATGCTAAAACAGTTGCTCCATTCATTATGTTCCAACTACTAACTTCTGTTATTTTTTTAACCTGCATAATTCTTATTATGCTATCCATTCTGTCCTCTGCGTTATTCGTGTTGGACTTCTTATAGATTGCAGGGAATACTTTGTCTTGCCCTGTTGCTTGGAACAATGTAGAAGCAGCAAATATAACTTCTAAGGTGTCGGTTTCTTTTACAAAATCAAACTCAGTATCATAAATAAAATCTCCATAGCCTTCTGTGTACTTCTTGCGGTAGTTTTCGCCATAAAAATCATTATCAGGCTTGAACTTGTAGTTATAGTAACGAGCATTAATCTCACTCATTGGCTTAATACTAAAAGGCTTTGCTCTATCTATTTTGTTAGTCCAATCTTCTGCATTAGCCGATACCTCAGGATAGAAGTCCACATACGGACTAATAACCAGCTCCTTGTCGTTAAACTTATTCTCATAAACGTAAAGGTTAAACATCTTAACTATACTCAAAAAGAAATCTCTTTGAAATATACCTCTTGGTATTGTTTCGTTAATCTTAATATTTTCTCCTAAATTAATTTGTACTAATGTAGGCTTTGCAGTTGTGATAGTTAAGTTACCTGTAAATATTTCAACTTCCATTAATGTACCAAGTATCTCAACCTGTATATAATCTGTATTAACAAAAGTTATATTATCTACTGTGAAATCACAATCTATAATTCTTCTAATACTTGCATCAAAATCTTGACTTCCTATTGGAACTCCATTTTTTCTTAATATAACAGAAAAGTTAGAGTTAGAAGGATTGAATGAATTTACAAAACCGCTTAACGTTACTCTTATACTTGTACTGATACTAGAACCTGTATAAGTAAATACTTCTCCAAAGGCATCTGCCGTAAAGCTACCTGCCGTTGTTATAGTATATCTGACATAAGGTTCGCTTGTTAAGTTCATTGTCCTGTTATTAGCAGTAGCACTAAAACTTGTATTATTAGAAGCCGTTATGTTTGTCTGGTTATGCGGTATAATCAAGCGGTTAAATAAAGCCGTATTAAAGAACGAGCAATCAAATGTATAATCTGTTCCGGCAAATATCTTTTGTATATACTCCTTAACATATAAAGCCGGTCTAAACGTTGTATATTGAAAGTCCTTTTTAGCTACCCCATTAACTCCTGTGCTAACATTTCCGTAATCAATAAGCGGATAGTAGTAACCAGAGCCTCCGGCATTATCCCAACTAGAACTAATATTAGCCACGCTATAAGTATGGTTGTAAGCACTAAAATCTAAATCTTCTAAACGTCTATTTCCTAGCTGATTAATAAAACCGCCAAGCTCTCCTACTACGCTACATTGGTATTCAATAGTTTCTTTGTCTATAACTATTTCCAATATTCGTAAAGTGCCCTTAAATATCTGTACCTTATCAATAAAGATTTTGCAGTTAGCTTGTTTAGTTACGTTGAAATTATAGCCAACGTTCGGAAGCGTGTTGTCTGTGAAGTTAGCATTGTTAAGTTCGAAGATGTAACCAAAGACAAGGTTGTTGTTTGCCGTTCCCGGAATGCTAATTGTTTTGCTATAAGAAGTATTGCGACTACCAAACTCACTTACATCATCAATGGCATAAGTGAACTCAGTAGATATATCCTGCAATAAATCTATCTTCTGCTCTTCTATGTATATCTCTGTGCTAATCATTATCTGAATTGGCTTGTTAAGTATTTGCCTACTTCTATTTCAATATCAAAATTAAATAGTTTGTCTGCGCTTTCTAGCTTATACTCATAATTTGTTGTCGTTATGGTAACAGGGAAGTAAGCACCAAGTACCTCCATATATACAATAGGACTTGATACAAGCTGAGCCAACCACGCATAGTCCTGTTCGCTAACCCAATCAGAAGTAAGCCTATATTTATCTTTATGCTGAATAGCATAGTTAAAAGTCGTTTCGTTATATCTGTTATATCCATCTATGTTAGTCATTTGTCCACCTACAAGCTGCCAGTCGCTTCGCCTGTATGATGCCCTTTGGTATTCGCTTGACCTTCTGTTTACAAGGGCAAACTTCTTTGTATCCCAACCGCCTAATCTATTTAGGAACTCTAAATTAAATTGCTGGTATTTAGGATAGCATTTATGTCTTATTTTGATAACCCTTGTCTGTGCGCCACCTCTTTTTAAATAGAAGTTGTAGCCGTATGTATCTTCGTTAATTATAGTTCCAGAAGCAAATGCGTTAATATGCCCTGCTTGTAGGTTAAACATATTGAATTGACCGCTTAGGGTAATGTTTCCCGATACTGTGTTAGTAACAACATCGCCTTGCCCTAATACTTCAACCCAAGCAGAATAGCCGCCTGTTGATATGCGAAGGAACGTTATGTAAAAATTATCTCCGTATTCTAGCGTAATCTCGTCTGTATCTCTCTCAGTCAAAAAGTCATCGGTAAAGTTTTCCAATAGTAAATTATCGTAATAGTCAGATAACACTAACGGGGTCTGGTTCTTTGTTAAGAACACATCGGCAAACAATGGCGGTACAAAGTTGTAAGCTGAGTAGCTGCCGGAAGCTAAGTTAGTAGTTGTTACGCCACTTACCTCTTCGCCTATCCTTACTTGATAATCTACTTTAATCTTATCGTTTGATGCTACAAGTATTGAGTTGCCAGAAGGTTCAAAGTAATTAGTCACAAAACTTCTAACCATTGGAGAAGCGTTGAACACCCCATAGCTACCCTCTGCACTTGGAGCAGGGAATACTTTTGACCTAATTACCTGACTGCCGTTTATATAGACATCATAAACAAACTTAAAGTTTGTAGTTCCGCTATTAGTAGAACTTGAAACGAACCACAAGTTATCGTGCATTGACGAATAAGGCGCAGGGCTACTTGTTATTGTTATTGCCATTGATTGCTTGTTTGATTTGAATTTGCACATCGCCACCTAATGCGACTGCTAAATTTTGGATAAATTCTTTATTAAATATTTGAGCTACTGCTCTGTCAAAGTAGTGAGTAGATTTTAGACCTTTTCTGTGTATGCTTTTAGCAATTAAAAAAGCTAAGGACTTCTTGCCTTCTATTGCCTTTCTCTCAGTTCCTAGTCTTGTGTATCTTGATACCGATACTGATTTGAGCTTGTTGTAACTAAGCCATTTTTCTATTGAGCTAACCGGCACGGCTTTTTTATTGCTCTTAAAAGCGTATGGTGTTTTGCTATCTGCCTTTACGTTCTTTGTACCTTTTACCCCTTTATTGACAAAGTCATAGTATTTAGAGGCTTCACTTCCCGGCTCATAACCTAAACTCAAAACGTAGCCTGTACCAAACTTTGTAATGATAGGCAAAGCTGGTTCTGCTAATCTGCCGGAGCTTGTTATATTGTCTTGGTCTAATATCTTAACTAAGGCATCATTAAAAGCCTTACCATACAAAGCAAGTGTCTCCTCTACAACAGGTAGTTCTCCTGGCTTTACTGCACTAAAACCTGTGCTGCCTATACTTTGTATAAAGCCGTTCCTTAATGCTTCTATTTGCGCCCTTGATATGCTCACGCTAATAAATATAAGGAAGGTCTAAAAATAACTAACCCCACCAAAAATGGCAGGGCTTGTCTGGGGGTCTTATTTAAGTTTCCTATGCTGCTCCTTGTCAAAGTCAGCTTTTGCCTTTAAGTAGGATAGGGTGTTTAAGAATTGGATTGTTGTAAGCTCATAGCTTTGGTCAACTGTGATATTTTCGTGGTCGGCAACAGATTTGGCGCAATATTGCCATCCAAACTGCTGCATAAAATTTGAACCGCCTCTTGTGCTAATTCCGGACTCATTCCCTTCGCCATCATCTCTTGTATCAAATAAGCCTGAGAAACTTCTATCCAATTTCTGTATACTTGATAAAAAAAAACAACCGATTGATAAATATGCATAAAGTTAGAGGCTTGTAGGTCTGCTGCATAATCGCTATGCTTTGCTGCATCGTAGGTATCATCTACATATCTGCCGTACCAAGTCCTGCGCTGAGGCATAACCATTGAGGCTGCTAACTTGTGCAGGTTACCAACTAAGTCGGTGCTAAATACTTTGCTCTCGATGTATCTGGCTGCTTTTATCTGCTGAACATCATAAATAAATCTATAACGTTTGCCATTTACTTCTGTGTACCTGACCGGCTTACCTTCTATCTTATCGTCTAAGAAACTTAGTGTAGTTCTCAGGTTATTGAACTGCTGAATAGTTAAGCTATCCACCTGAGTGTCTGTAAGGTTGTAGATTATGCCTACTAGCTTACTCTCTACATCTAAGTTAGTCCAATCCTTCTCAGGCTTAGTAACTATTGGATAGATTTGTTGGTACTGCCATACTGATAATTCGTTCCAAGTCATTTGCGTAGTTTTAACATTATCTCATAAGCAAGATGCCCACCTATGTAGCATAATGCTGCCAAAGGTAAGCAAATTGCAAAGAAGTACAATATTTTTATTATTTTAATGATACGGCTACGTTTGTGGTGCTACTCTTTGCCGGTGGGTAAACCTTTTTAACCTCGCCAGTAACTCCGTTAATAATTTCAAGACCTTGATGTGGCACCTTCTTTAAGAACTCTTCCATATCCTTTTTACGCTTTGTGGCATCGTTGAAGTCAGCCATTATCTCATCGTAGTCTGTGCTTTCGCATTTAGAGAAGTCGTATTTAACTCCTACCTCTCTAATGTTAAACTTGGCACTCATATACTCAAAGTCCTTGCCATTTAATACGGCTGCTTGTAATACCGCATCTTTGTAGTCTTTGTTGTTCTTTAATGTTTCAAGCATATCCTCTAAGGCTTTAACCTGTATATGCGTTTTTAACGGGTCAAGCTCCCCTGCGTTTAAGCGTTCAATTACTTGATGTGTAAACTCCACCCTTTGTTCTTTTGTTGTTTCGAAGATTAATTGTAGTTCCATTGGTTTGTTTATTTGTAGTTTATATGGTTCTGTTGTATTAACTGATATTCTTGGCATACCAAAATATCCATCGTCATCAAAATAAAAACTCATATTGTTTCTGGTTTGTAATTATCAATGTCAAAAAAGCCTACTTCTGATTTGTCTTCCGGCTTCCTTAATCTGCGCTTAGAAGGTTCGTAACCCTGCTCGTTGCAGTATGTAAGTATTTCCAGATAGGTCGCATCAATGTTATTCATCATTATGCTAATAGGCTCACTTGCGTAATATTTGTCTATGTATTCTTTGTTGCTTTGGGTCATAGTTTTTAATTGTGTAGTCAAATAATGCTGCCATTACAAAACCTGTTGCAATTAGCAGAAGGCAGATAGCGTAAATCATTTTGAGTAGAAGTCTTGAAGTTGTCCTAAAAGGTAACAAGCTACTACTAATACGGCTAAAAATTGTGCGGTTTCTTTTTTCATTGTGTTTAGTTTAGTTGGTTAAATTTGTGCGTTGAATAGCCGCACCCCTATTTTTGTTTATTTGATTGCTTTGATTTTTTTGCTAATCGCTAAGTAGGTTTCGCAGTATTCATTTGTTGTTAAAAGCTTTTGTGAGAAAGCAATTCTTAGGTCTTGTAGTTGTTTTTCTAATTGGCTTAAAGTTGTCATTGTGTTTTGTTTAAGGTTAAAAAGATGGGGCTATATTTCAAGCCCCTGAGTATATTAATAATCAAAAGACATTTCGCCATTCCAATAAGGAGAAGATTGGTCGTAACTGTTAAAAATAGCAGCATCCATAGCTTTTTCAGCTTCAAACATATCATCATAAACTGCTGCACCTGCTCTTGAATAGCCATTCCAACCTCTTAGCTTATCAGCACATTGGCTAACCCTTTTTTCTGCTTGTTGCAGTTCAGTTAAAGCATTAGGCATCTTGAACCAATCTTGCTTTAATAGCCATTGTTGGTAATAAACTGGGGTGCTTAAAAATTGCTGACCTTTGTACTTACCGAATTTTAGAGTGAAGTTTTGCATAAAAAATGTTTTTGTGGTTAATTGATATATCAAATATACAACCTTTACACATTCAACAATCAAATGGGCAAACTTTTTTTTAAAATTGTGATGAGCGGCAAATATCAAGGATAAGCGGTAAATTATAGGAAGGCATACCTACCTGTGCCACGTTTAAGGCTGAAATTCTGCCAAGCCAAAGCCAGAGCTACCACAGCATCATCATGGAAGCCGGAAGGTGCAGAGTACTTTACCCCCGTTGCAGTATACTGATACTCAAATACTTCAAGCTCCTGGCTTATTATTCCCTCAGGATAGCCAATCTTGCCTTGATGTATCGCAGCCTGTAAGCCTTCCATTAGTTGCTGCTTACTTGAACTTGTGAACTTTAAGCCTTGTATCATTACCCCTTCTCTTTGCAGGTCTTCGAGGATAGGGTCACCAACCCCCGTAGAATCGACAAGGATAGGGCATTTAGGCAGTCTAAGGATAGTTTGCTTGGTATTGTGCCAATCCATTTGGAAGCGGTCAAAATAAGCCACGTTTCCGTCTTCATCTAAGCCTACTATAACAGTCCAATCGACTGACTTCGCTAGGTCAATCCCATAAGCTACTACCGGCATTGTTGTAACCGGGTGTAAGCACTTGCGTATATGTTGAGTGCCGAAAGGGTTTGCTGCGTTCTCAGCCGGGTTTGCCATATACTCCTGCTCAAACACAACCTCTGGAAGTTGCTTTCTAGCATCGTCTATCTCGTTCGGATCTATGTACGGGTTATCGTATGTAGTAAACTTAAAGCTCTGCCAATCCGGCTCGGCTTTGCTAAACAAACTAAAAAAGTAATTCTTACCTTTTGGGGTGCTAAGGAATATAGCTTTACCCTTGTAGTCCGTTAAGGTAGGTCTTATTGAGTTGAGCCACCCGTCTTCAAGGTTAGGTATAAAGGAAGCCTCGTCTACTATTACCAGATTGAACTTTCTACCTCTCAGGTTATCTAAGCGTTCGCCTGTAAAGAATTCGACCTTGCCACCATTAGGGAAGCTGATATTTAAGTCCGATTTGTTATTAGGGAATGGAAGGCTATTGCATAACTTCTCAAAGAATACCTTAGCCAATTTATAGGTAGGTGTTATGTATGCGACCTGACCGCCTTTGATTGCGGTTGTAATACATTTGATTTGGGATAGTTCCGATTTGCCGAACCTTCGCCCACACATCACAACTATGTACCTGGCTTCGCAGTCAAGTATCTTCTTTTGATTTATATGTCCGTTAGGTAGTTCTATCCTCATTAAAGAATTGTCTTGCCGTCTACAAATACTATCTCTATTCTGTTATCTGTTTGTATATCCATTTGTTCCTTAGGCTTACCATAAACACGGGTAAGTAAAGTTTCTAAACTATAAAGGCTG